GGCATGCAAATGGGAGGAACTGTTTACAACAATGTGTTTGTTGGATCAAATGCAACAATAACATTTGGAAATAATGAGGGTCATGTATATTGGGATACACCAGGAGCACCTTCTATATCTATTGCTGGCTGGGACTGGACTACTTGGAGCACAGGAACTGGAATTACATATTCAACTACTGGAACAAGCCTAGATGTTGCTTGGGACTTAAGGCCTTTCCCGCAACAAGATGCTTCTACACAAATGGTTCAAATTAGATTTAATGCTGATGTTAATCCAAATGACGGTGCATGGATGGCAAACGTAACCGCAGTTGGACCAATACCAGGCGGAGCAAGATTTAATTATAGAGAAACAACAAATGGCGCTATTACACCAATTACAGATACAAATTCTGGTACTGGATTTGCTGGACAAATAAGTCAAGGCTCCGCATTTACTCCATATGTAGATCCAAATACTTCAACAATTCAGGCAGCAGTAGACTCAGCAAATGCAACAATTACTCAACTAAATCAAAGCCTTTCTCCAGTTGTTGCACAAAATACAACAAACACTTCTAATATAAATGCAATCAACACAACATCTTTAACCAATACCGTAAACTCAGCGGTATCAACAAAGATTTCTTTGCAATCAACATTAAACACTAAAGCAGGTCAATTAACATCTGCCATCAATAATAACATTCCTACTCCCGCTCCAGTACTTGCGGAACCAATTATTGCTGGTACTACTGTAACAATTACACCTGAGTTACCAGAAGGATACACAGCAAACACTTGGTTCTATCAGGTAATAACAGATGACCCAGATGCAGAAAACCCATACGAAGGTGGAACATATAATACAACTGGTGCACCAGAATCTATTGAGTTAGTTGGTTTGACAGAAGGTGCTACTTATACTATTAGAGTTGCTAACTGGTCAGGTCCTGTAAGTCAATATACTGAGACTGTTATTTCTATACCTGCCACACAAAGTTCTAACTTAACTACTGGTGGAGGTTCTTATGATCCTGTTGATAACAACGAACAAACTCAACCAGAAGAGACCACTCCAACTGAAGAGGAGAGTACAGAGACAGAAGAAAATCCTGTAGATGAAACTCCTGTGGATGAGACTCCTGTTGACGAAGCACCTTCTGAAGAGACTGAATCTCCCGAAACGGATACACCTGAATCTGATGACTCTTCATCCAGCGATGAACTAGAAAATATTCTTGAAGAAACTCAGGATTCTTTTGAAGAAATAGCACAAGATAATGATACTCTATCTGTAGAAGATTTACAAGATGTCGTTGCGGATTTAGTTACAGATAGTACTTTAGACGCTTCTGATATTGCAGAAGTTTTAGAAGCAATTGCTGAAGGCGGAGAGGTATCTGCAGAGATTGCTGCTGAAGTATCTGAATCTCTATCAGAGGGTGGATTAACAGAAGCAGAGGCAGAATTTATTACACAGATGCTTGCTGCAGATGGAGAAATAACAACAGCAGAAGTTGTTAATTTATCAGAAGCATTGGCTGAAGATGGCAAATTTACTTTAGCAGAAAAAGATTTAGTTGCAGATGTATTGGTTACATCAGCAGAAGGTGCTCCAGTTGAAGCATCAGCCATAGAAGCAGCGGGACTTGAATATAGAGACCTTCCACCAATGATCCCAGTAGAGGTAAGAGAAGATGCTAATGGCAATCCTGTAGTTATTACAGCAGAAGTAGCATCAGCATTGCTTGTATTGGAAAGTCCAGCAGCACTGTTGGGTGCAGTCGCTGCTTGTTTTAATCCAGATGAAGCAATTGAAGGTTTGACAGAAGAGCAAAAATGTGAATTAGGCAAAGCCCTACTTAGTATGGGCGCTGATATGTCTATTCCAGAACGTGAAAAAGCAGAAGATATTGTGGTTGTAACGATTATTGCTGGTCAATTAATTGTTGCTACCGCACCTAGAAGAAGGAGATAAAATGAAAAAGTTAAAAGAATGGGGTATGGCAGCCCTAAACGAAAACTTTACATTCCTGGGCTTCTTTGTAGCATGGGTGGTTTTAGAGGGTAGCGCAAAGACGGTGGTAGGGTATGTAACCCTAGCCTCAGTAGCCATATGGTTTGCAACCATAGGGATCCGTAAAGAAGACGAATAAGTTTGGTATAATGGGAATATGTCAAAAATACGCATATTCCTACTTTCAACTGTTTTAGCCGTATGGCTAACTGGCTGTGGGTATGACGGTCATTATCGCTATCCATGTCAGGACCCAGTAAATTGGGAATCAGCAGAATGCAAACCACCAATTTGTACTGCTAATGGAGCATGTCCAGAAGATTTAGCATCACAAGAAAAGGTGGAGGAAACAACAAATGGCTAAAGAAAGATTAACTCCTCAAGAGTTAGATGCAAGATTAAAGTTTATCCTAGGAATTACACTAGGATCTATTTTATTTATAACAGCAACAGGAATTATGTATGCATTAATATTTGTTACACAACCAATTACAGGACAATCAGAAAACGATAAAATGTTTTTCAATGTTCTTGGAAGCGTAGCAACATTTATTACAGGAACACTTGCTGGTTTATTAATTGGTTCATCTGGTGCTAAAGATGTTATGGCAGCACAGATTGCAAACAAAGAAGTTGATGCCAAAAATACAATGGCAGATAAAAAATTAGAGGCAGAGATTGACGATGCTAAAGCACGTAGACTTGCTAAACCAGATGGTGCAATGCCAGAAGAACAACCAGTTGATACTGATTGGGATAAATAATTATGGCAGAGCAAGGAACAGCAGCACGTTTAATTGAGGTTGCTACAGCAGAAATTGGAACTATAGAAGGTCCAAAAGATAACGAAACTAAGTACGGTAAATTTACTAAAGCAGACTTTCAACCATGGTGCGGATCTTTTGTAAACTGGTGTGGTAATGAAGCAGGAGTAAAGATTCCTAATACTGTTTATACTCCAGGTGGTGCAGCAGCATTTAAAAAAGCGGGTAACTGGATTGATGGAGATATTGCTGATCCAGAGCCAGGAGATATAGCATATTTTGATTTTCCTTCTGACGGTGTAGATAGAATTAGCCACGTAGGTATTGTTGTAAAAGACAATGAAGATGGAACAGTCTGGTGTGTTGAGGGTAATACATCTGGAGATCCTAAAGGTAGCCAACGTAATGGTGGAGAGGTTTGTAAAAAACTTCGTGCCTATAAGAAAAATAAAAAAGGTGTAATGATTTCTATTGTAGGGTTTGGTAGACCTAAGTTTGGCTCTGCTCCAGCAGCAACTGCGGGTAGCGCTAAAAAATCTCAAAATAAACCAAAAACATGCTCAGCATGCGGTCAAACCATTAAATAAAGGGTGTTTGACTAAGCAATAATCGTTTGCTATACTTAAAGGGTATACTCTAAGGGGATCTGTATGACTGTTTTGGCTGTAGTCCGTCATGAAAATAAAATATATATGGCTGGAGATCGTGGCGCCTCTGACGACAACACAATACTTTCTTTAACAGCACCAAAGGTTTGGAAACTTGGTCCATACTTGCTTGGATATGCGGGGGCATTAGATGGAGAACGAATTAGATATAATTTTAATCCTTATGTCCCAGACATAAAAGACTTAGATAAGTTTATGCAAACTAAGTTTATTAAACAATTAAGAAATTTTTATAGTGACTGGTGGGTTGATACTGGTAAAGAGGCTGATCTTGGCTTAATTATTTGTATTAAGGGTCAAATATATGAACACAACGCTGTGGATATGTCTTTATCTAAATATAATTTAGAGTATTTGGCAATGGGTTCTGGCGCTGAGTATGCTTATGGATATTTAAATGCTACAGAAAAATCTAAAGACCCTCGTAAAAGAGTGGTTGGAGCAGTAAGTGCTGCTATTAAGTTTAGCCCATCTTGTATGGGGCCTATTGACGTAGTAAGTATTTAAGTGTATAATTAATATAACAAAAGGAGAAATATGACAATCTTAGAAAACAACAAAGATTATGGAATAAAAGTTTTTGAAAATTTTATTACAGACGAAGACTGTAATTATTTAATGAATTTTTTAGATAATTCAGAAGATAGTTACGGCAGAGTTGATGAAATAAGAAAAATAAGTCTAAGGCCAGAATCAGAAAAAATAAAAAATATTCTGTTAAATATTTTAGATAAGGCAAAACAAGACTTTAATAACGATAACTTGTTTATTACATCTTACATGATTTCATCGTATAATCCTGGATTTTTTATGAATGTTCATATTGATACTGAAGATATGAGAGAATGTAATAAAATTTCAATGGTTCTTTATTTAAATAATGAATTTGAAGGGGGAGATATTGTTTTTCCAATAATTAATTTTAAACATTCTCCAAAAGCAAAAGAATTGGTTTGTTTTTTATCTGAACCTCAAGAAAATGCACATGGTGTAGAAATTATTGAGTCTGGGAAAAGATATGTAATGCCAGTTTTTATTACAGACGAAAAAGAAAATGCATCAAAGTTTATTCATCCAGAAACCATTTAAGAGGAGAAAAAATGAAAAAAGTTTTATTTAGTTTAATTGCGTCATTATTATTATTTAACTTATCTTCTGCAAAAGCAGATCCAACATATGCAGTATTAGATTCAAATGGAAATGTAACAAACATTATTGTTTGTGGTAGTGCGTGTTCTAGTGGAACTTTTGATGGACAACAAGTTGTTTTACAAGTTGCAGCAGGACCCAGTGGTGAAAATCGTGGCGGAATTTGGCAGGGTTTAGGAACGACCACTTATGACCACGGCACTGGTGTTTTTACTATGACAGAGCCTATAACTGTAACAAACTATTTAACTGAAGAAGAAGATGGAAAAGTAGTTGTTTCATCCGCAATAATTGATGGTAGATCAACAACACAGTTTAAGTATAACGATACTATCGGAGATAACTTATTTACAAGAGGTGGTTTTATTTCTAAATGGACAGAAAATTCTTCTGCAACTATATCTGTAAATAAAAATAATATTACAGAATCTGTAGGTTTTGATAGTAGAAAAACAGAAAATCAAATTCAACAATCAGTACAAGATTCTGGGCTAACATTGCTTAATTCCAAAATTCAAGTGTTAATTTCTTTGCTTGGTGGTTGGGTTAAATAATATAAGTGTTGCGGAAGTAGTTCAACGGTAGAATACTACCTTGCCAAGGTAGATGTTGCGAGTTCAAATCTCGTCTTCCGCTCCACGCCCTCATGGTCTAGTGGTTATGACATCACCCTTTCACGGTGGTAACAGGGGTTCAATTCCCCTTGGGGGTACTAAATTTTGGTATAATAGATTTGTACCTGCCAAAAGGGGGTACATAAATGAAACTCGCTGAAAAGGAGAATATAA